CGCTACATCCTCCGGAAATCCGGGCACAGGAGGGCGTACCGGCTTGGGATCTTCTTTAAGGTTCCGGCCGCACTTCGGGCACTTCTCCGGGTCGCGCATCGGGTACATGCCCATGGTGTGTCTCCTATTGTCGTGGGGCTTCACTCTACTCGCTCGTCAAGCGACTTGTCGAGACTGCTTGCAGAGGTGTAGCCTCGTAGATCAGGATGAACTATCGACAGGAGCGCGGTCATGGCTGAAGAGGCACGGAAGGTGTTCAAGCGTGTGCCGCTTGTGTACGACAAGGAGTTGCACGTCTCCACCGTGGACACCCCGGGGGACGGCATGTTCGTCGATCTCCGCGAGTTCATCCCGTCCCTTGAAGCGTACGGCCGTGGTGTGACCTTCTCCCAGGAGCACTTCCCCGAGATCATGGCGGGCCTGGACGACGCCTACCAGGACCTCGGCTACGAGCCGGGACTGGACCAGGACCAGTCGATGGAGTACGAGCGGTCGGAGGGCGGCGACGATGAGTGATACCGGACTGGTCGCCATCCGCTGCCGGGGGTGCCGCAGGACGGTCGGTCTGGGCAAGAAGGACGCTGCGGTGTACTGCGACGAGCGGTGCTACCGCGACTTCCCGGCGGTGTCCACGGAGGGGCGTGACGCCCTCGTCGAGGCCGTCTACTACAAGGGCCGCTACACCTTCGACCGTCTCGGCGAGATGTTCGGATTCACCCGGCAGCGGGCCCAGCAGATCGTGAGCAAGAGGGACATCCGCAAGGGATCCTGAACCGCTTGTCAAGCCATAATTACAAAGCCGTAGACAGATACGCCTAATCTCGAATCCGTAATGTAAACGGATTGGGGTTAGGCGTGTCTGCTGTTACGGAGGAAATCGAGTCCGAGGACGCGATCAGTGACGAGACCGAGGCGGAACACCAAGCCCGGCTCGACACCGAGGTGGTCCTCGACCAGACCAGCCAGCAGTTCGTCGACGAACTGGTCGCCAAACTCCTCGTCATCGTCGATGAGGTCTCCGGCCACCCGCTGCGCCCCTACCAGCGCCCCTTCGCGGCCCGCCTGATCGAGTCCCTGATCATCGACGACGGCGCCACCATCACCGCGCTGTTCTCCCGCCAGTCCGGCAAGTCCGAGACCGTGGCCAACTGCGTCGCCGCCTGCATGATCATGCTGCCCCGTCTCGCCAAGATCTTCCCCGACCTTCTCGGGAAATTCAAAGAGGGCCTGTGGGTCGGCGCTTTTGCCCCCGTGGAAGAACAGGCGGACAACCTGTACGGCCGTATCGTGGCCCGCCTCACCAGTGAGCACGCCCTGGAAATCATGGCGGACCCCGAAATCGACGAGACCGTACAGGGCAAGGGCCGCTCCATTACCCTCAAGCGCTCCGGATCCCTGGTCCGAAAGCAGACCTGTCACCCCCGCGCCACCATTGAAGGCCGTACCTATCACCTCATTCTCATTGACGAGTGCCAGGGTGCCGACGCAAAGATGGTGAACAAGTCGATCGGCCCGATGGGTGCCTCGACCAACGCGACCATGGTGTTCACCGGCACACCCACCTATGAGAAGGGTGTGTTTTACAACCAGATCCAGATCAATAGGCGAACGGCCACCAGACGCGGCGCCCGACAGAACCATTTCGACGCCGACTGGAAAGAGGTCTCGAAGTGGTCCGACTACTACCGGAAATTCGTCAAGAAGGAACTCCTGCGCATCGGTGAGGACTCCGACGAATTCAAGTTGTCGTACCGCCTCATCTGGCTGCTCGACAAGGGCATGTTCACGACCAGCGAGCGGCTGGACGACCTCGGCGACACCTCCATGCAGATCGTCCCGGCCTACCACGCCAGCCCGATCGTCATCGGCATCGACCCTGCTCGCAAGCAGGACAGCACGATCGTCACCGCTGTCTGGATCAACTGGGACCGGCCGGACGAGTACGGCTACTACGAGCACCGGATCCTGAACTGGCTCGACCTCGCAGGAATGGACTGGGAAGCCCAGTACTACCGGATCGTGGAGTTCGTCTCGAACTACAACGTCATGGCGATCGGGGTCGACGAGGGCGGAGTCGGTGACGTCGTCATATCCCGGCTCAAGGTCCTCCTGCCACACATCGACATCGTCCCCCTGAATTCCCAGCGCCCCGAACAGTCCAAGCGCTGGAAGCACCTCATGGAACTGATGGACCGGGGACACATCTCCTGGCCCGCTCACGCTTACACCCGGCGCCTCAAGAGTTACAAGCGTTTCCGTCAGCAGATGGAAGACTTGGAGAAGAAATTCGAAGGCCCGTATGTCCTCGCAGAAGCCCCCCGCGCGGCTGACGCACACGACGACTACGCGGACTCTCTGGCACTCGCTTGCGTCCTCACCAAGGACTACACAATGCCCGAGGTCGAAGTCTCCAATTCGCCCTTCCAGCGCTAAGGAAACGTCTTGAACGACGCATGGAACATCCCAGGATTCACCGTCCAGAACGAGAACTGGGGCAGCACGCTTAATACCGGGGACGCTCCGGCGCCCACCCTCCCGGACAGCGTCAAGACGGTCACGGTGACCGGCACCTTCCTCGACGACCGAGGCAAGCCCGCCACGGGGCGGTTCATCTTCGACCCCTCCATAGCCAGCCTCGTCGACCCGGCCTCGGGCCTGACGATCCGACTGCGACGCAAGACCGTCGAGTTGGTCAACGGCGCGATCTCCGAGCCCCTGATCGCCACCGACAACACGGTGCTGTCCCCGAAGAACTTCACGTACAAGGTCTCGGGTGTCGTGGGCGGGCAGACCGTTGTCCCGTACAGCGTCGCCCTGCCGTACACCGTGCCGTCCGTGTCACTGGCCGCCCTGGTCGAGGTGCCATCCTCCATGGGCACCATCAACATCCCCCAGGCCGCAGCAGGCCCCCCGGGTGACCCGGGCAAGAGTGCCTACCAGGTGGCCGTCGACAACGGATTCTCCGGCACCCAGGCTCAGTGGCTCGCCTCCCTCGTCGGTGCGCAGGGCCTCCAGGGCGTCCCCGGCCCCGCTGGCGCCGACTCAACGGTCCCCGGCCCGCAGGGCCCGGCTGGCACAGCAGGTGCTGACTCCACAGTGCCCGGCCCACAGGGTCCGGCCGGTCCGGCTGGCGCAGACTCCACCGTTCCCGGTCCGCAGGGGCCCAAGGGAGACACAGGTGCACAGGGCCCGCAGGGCAACCCGACCACGGTCAACGGCAAGAGCGGTTCGAGCATCACCCTGAACGCTGCGGACGTCGCCGCGCTGGACCTGTCCAACGCCAACTTCGCCGTGCCTGCCGACCACGGGATGGTGGCCTGGACGCATGACCCGGCCACGGCCAGTCCGTCCGGTGTCGCCCTGTCGTCCGGGGCGCTGGCACTGTCCAAGGTGTTCATCCGCACCACCAAGACCGCAGCGAACTTCTGGTACGCCGTCACGAACGTCGGCTCGGGACTGTCCGGCTGCTACGTCGGCCTGTACAACTCCTCCGGCGTGCTGATCGACCAGAGCCTGGACCAGTCGACAGCCATGCAGTCGACCGGAGTGAAGTCGGCGCCGATGGGAATCTCGCACTCCCTGTCCCCGGGCTGGTACTGGGTCGCCTTCCTGGTGTCGGCCGGTACGACCATGCCGACGGTGGCCCGGGGTACCAACGCGATCCTCGGAATGGCCAACGTGAATCTCACGGCCGCTACCTACCGATTCGGTGCCTACGGATCTTCCCTTTCCTCACTTCCCGGAGCGCTCACGCTGAACAGCATTACCAACGTGGCGAACGGAACCGTCTGGGCCGGTCTCTCTTAGCGGTATTAACAATGCCGTCCGTAATCCTCCTACGCTTGAAGCGTTCCTTCGCTATCGGAAGAGGATTACGGAATGGCAGGAAATCTCGCACCCGACCCGCAGTTCCAGGAGCGCGTCGGCACCGTCTATGAGCGCAAGTTCGCCGACAACGGCGCGCGGCGCGGTCCTCTTCGATTTGAGGAGGGCGTAGCCACCGACACGGACGTCCCGAACGAGTTCACCAAGGGCGTCATGCAGGGCTACCTCACGGCGCCCGGTCGGCCGAATCACAACGCGAACGTGTACGAAAAGTTCCCACAGGAGACCATGGCCGAGCGGGTTCACGTCGGCTCTGCCGCGTGGGTCGAGGCTCCGACCTACCTCGGTGAGTTCTCGCACGGTTCGTTCTCCGACTACGCGGCCGTCTCCTACGAGGAGGTCGTGCGTAACGGCAGCCGCTACGAGCGGCTTTCCCCGGCGGTAGTGGACGACTGATCCATGGTTGCGTTCCATGACCGCCGCAGGGCACCGAAGGCGTCCGTCGATGAGGTGCTTCCCAAGCTGCCCCTGTCAAAGGGGGACACAGTTGGGAAGCACCTGATCGACGAACGCTATCTGGTGCGGGGCATTCCCGTAGAGACCGAGGACGGCTCTAAGAGCCGCCAGTACTTCCTGCACGAGGTTCTGCCGAACGGCAATGTCGTGCAGCGCGGTGAGGAGCCTTTCGAGAGCCGCCGCGCGGCGAAGAAGTCTGCACGTTCCCTCGCGCCCACGCGCGTCGTCGAGATCTAAAGTCGGAGTCGTTTACCCATGAGCGGTGCAATCTCATTCGCGAGCCCCAGCATGCGGGCTTCGGGGTCGGACCTTACGGTGTCGATCTCTCCTCTCGGCCTTGTCGAACTGGCCGACGAGGAGTTTGAGG